TAGCCACACCCTCAACCTGATCAATGTATGAATTGATCTCAGCCTGTTCTGCCGGTGTTGGATTGTTGCCAGCTATAGATACGGAGTAGGTTTTGCCGGACCTTTTGCTAGTAGCGTATACGACGCCCATACTGGTACTCCGTTAGCTGGCCGGAGGTGCTGAAGCAGATATAGATCCAGTAGCAAATCCCGGCAACCCTCGATCTTCTAAAAATCTAGCTAACACCAATCTTTCATTCAGAAGTTTAGCCTTCCTCTCGGGGTCAAGGGCTATGGTTGCGTCCGAGCCGTCTAGCGCCCTATCTATAGCATTAAGTCTGGTTACGGCGTTGCTGGCATCAAAAGCGTCTTTGTCAGAGCCTTTATTCAGCTTCGCCTTCGCATTGATAAGATCAACAACGCCTTCATTGTAACGATCCTGAGCCTCACGATATGCCTGTAGGCCACTGACGCCAGCCTCACCAAGTGCGCCGAGTAGCGTCGGATCTTTAGACGACATCAAGGCCAGACCAGCCTGAGCCAAAGCAAGATACTTGTCGGTATCCCTGTCTTTCTCCAGCTTCTTTTGTAGATCGAGGATTTCTTGCTCAAGCGGAGAAACCGTGCCAGACGGCTGATTGTTGCTGATTATTGCATTCTGACCATCAGCAGAGGCTGCGCCCTGCCCACCTGTAGAAGTGGGAGCATTTCCGAGGTCGTCGCTATCTCTACCATCATCAAGGCTTGCTAAATATTCAGCCCTTTTACCCGGCTCTTCTGCGCCTCTCTGACTTGCTCTGATTATTCTTTCGACCTCTTTCTTCGCATCCTCAACGGTCTTCGAGGCTGCCTCACTATCGCCTGCCATGGCCGCTTCTGTAGCTTCCTCTGCTGCCTGTTTGGTGAAATCAGCAGTGGCCTCTTGTGAGCCTACATCAGAGAATGGCATCGCTCTAGAGGCCGGGGAATCTCCGGCCATTCCATCAACGTCAACATTCCTGCCAAAAAACGCCCTATATTCAGACGGAGACATTGGCTTTTTCCCAGCCGATCTAGCCCGCTTTACATGAGCCTTGTATTCATCACTCTCTCCAGTGATCTGATCCCCAAGAATTTCTTCAAGATATTCTTGCTGTTCGCCCCGAGCCTGCCCAAGAAGATCTTGTCTTGACCCAACCCTCTCTGATGTTGGGACATTTGCATCTCTGCCCAATGCGAACAACTCACCAAGACTAGACGGGAAAGGAACGCCACCCTTATTGGCCTGCATTTCATCGAATATTTCTTGCGGCGTACCCACCTCAGTCATTACTGGGCCAGCCCCCTGTGCCTGAGCCGTGCTTATGGGATTAATTGCCGATGCGACCTTGGATATGATTCCCGGCTCATCAGAGCCGCCAAGTATACGGGCCACCTCTTCTGGATCATCTGTGCCAGCGGCCTCAATGGCGCGAGATATCTGGCCTTGTGAATATCTGTCACCAAAATCACGCCCCTGCTCAAAGCCCACGATAGCGGGTATCAACTCATCTCTGCGCGACTTTAGGTCGAACTCTTCATCAGGGTCCATGCCAAGCTGCTCACCAAGATACGAGACATAGTTGTCGAAACTAGCCTCGTTATCAGACCTTGGGGCATATCTTGATGTCAGGCCGCGCAGGGTATTGATGCCGTACTCATCGCTGTATGTGCCAAGAAGTCTAGCAAGAGCGCGTAAACCCTCTTCTTCTGAGCCAAACTGGGCGTAACCGCCACCTTGGCCCGTCTCACCTATGAAGCCAGCACCGGGGCGTATGTTGCCGGGATTGTTTTGACGTATGCCGAGAGGGACTCCACCTTCTCGCATTGGGATGGCATCATCTGTCGGGGCAGGCATAGTCTGTGGGCGCATTGATTGCGGCATGATAGAGCCGATTCCACCCTCAGCGACTGCTGCCTGCGGTGCCATGGCCTCAGACATGCCCATAATGCCGCTCTGAGGCACACCAGCGGCTGCTATGGCCTCTTGCGCCACCGTGGGCTGGTTTGCTGCCTCACGCTTTGTGAAGTCGTCACGGACACGCTTGCGGCGCTTGATCTCACTCAACACTAAAAACTGAGGAGCAGAACCTGTTGGCATCTGCATCTCTGAAATAAGCTGCTGTTCAGAGAAGTTCTTTAGCTGGTCCTGTATGTCGATAATGTTCATCAGCCGCCAAGCCCCTTATACAGACCAAGTGCAGATATGCCTGTCCCAAGAAGCTGTTGAATAGGATTATACGCCTGCATCGTCGTGGTTTCTGTTGAGGGTGTTATTGGAACGCCCCTCAAGATCGACGACAAGAACTGCAAGTTCTCTCTTGGGAAGTCTCTTTGACGGACAAAGTCCTGATAAGCAAGATCTAGACCGGCCTGCTCTCTTGTGGTGATGTCTTTGCCCACCTGTTCTAATAAACGAGCCGACTCAATATCACCCTCTCGCGCAAGACGCCCAAGATCAGCCAAACTACGAGCTTGTTGTCCTGCAAGCTCACCGGCACCAAGACCTATTCTTTCTGCATCCGCTCTTGCTGCTCTGTCTCGCTCAAATTGTTGCTGTGCCTGCTCAAAAGCCTGTTGCTGCCCCGAAGCCTGTATTTCTGCAAGCTGTCTGTTGAGCGCCTCGCCAGCGAGGGCCTCTTGAACTGCCGCTCTGCTGCCGCCAAACGCGCCCGCTTGGACAGCTTGAGCGCCTCTACCCGCCCCCTGTCTCTGAGCATCCAGAATTGCTCGTTCTTTTTGGACATCTACCACCTGCTGCATGTAAGGGGACATGTACTGATCAGCCGCAGCAGAATCGAACTGACCGGCCTCAAAACCCATGCCCTGCAACGCGCGGCCAACACCGGCAGTGGTGGCGGCCTGTGCAGCGGGAAGGCCAGCTATTGGAGTGCCAGCAACATCTCTGGCCCTCTGTCTAGAGTCTAGGGTATCTTGAGCCTCTTCGGCCAATCTTTGGCCTTCATAGGTCTCATAATCACGCAGAGATTCAGCTTCTGTTCTGTCAAGCAGGCGCTCGAAATATGGCCTGACATATTTGGGCAGATTGGACTGAACAACAGTCTGGTCTGCTGGTACTGATTGTTTACCCTTGCCCATTACCCAACTCCATTCTGTAGGCTATGTATTCAGGCTGCCATCCGTACCTCTGTAGGATTCTGCCCCATGCTTTTCTCCCATAACCTTCTATATGCTTGCAGCCACAATCTGTGGCGTATTTCTGTAATGTATTTAGTACCAAAGGCAACCACTTCCTCATGTGTTTTCCCCCTACCCAATCAAGAGCCATGGCTCTCCTGCCGGGGTACTCTATAACCCTACTGGTCAAGGCGGCGATTACGTCCCTTCCCTCCATGACCAGCCAAAGCACTAAAACACCATCTTCTAAATCTTTCCTTAAATCCTCTACTTTAAACTTACCGGCCGATGTCTCTACAGACTTCCTAAGAACCTTTGTGACATCCTCCCAAACGATGTCCACCCCCTCCGTGGGGACTGCCGTGATCATCATGCCGGTAGCATCATACCCTGTGGCACCTGATCAGGCTGCTCTGTCATGCCTGTTCTCATCTCTCTGACCCTGTCCATCATCTCATGGAGGGATTTCGCGCCAGCGTCAGTCGATCCGTTGCCCAGCCCACTAACAACGTCAGCCGGTACGATAAACTCTCCATCAGACAGGACAACATCTTGCTCTCCTTCAAGAGTGGCAGGTATCATGTCATCCATACCATCGCCAACGCCCTCTACCATGCCCTCTGTAACCTGAGCATTTTGATCAAACTCACCGCTACGGACGCGGCCAACCAAATCTTTCAGGGCTTCCTCGCCATATGTGGCGACAAAAAGAGCTAGCGCCCTTTGGGGGTCAGGATGTGTGCCTTTGATAGAGTCAACAGCATCGCTGATGATTTCTTTGTCATTTGGCCTCTGCACCTCACCACCCTCTGCGAAGAAGTATGGAATCTCTGGATCTATACCGGGCCTGTAGCCGGGTGGTATAGGGCGCTTCTTGCGCCTTGCAGGGTCTGCCTCTGAGATGTCAGGATATTCTTCTGTTTTGAAGTCCATCTTTGGAGGCTTCATAATCTCGTTTGCAAGGAAACCTGATCCCGCCGCCGCTAGTGCAGCAGGCTGTGTTGCGCTTTGTATTGCACCGGGTATTCCGGGAGACACCGGAGCCACTGGAGGGCCAACAAAACTAGGAGAAACGGCAGCACCAACGGTATCCACAGGAGTTGAGCCGACACCAGCACTAGCCAGCTTAGGCCCCAGCATCTTTCCACCAAAATATGAGAGCATTCCTGTGCCAATGGCCGTGCCAAGATCGTCGCCCTGCAACAAAGACCCCAAGCCTGACCCGACCGCTCCAGCAGTCAATGCGCTAATGCCTAATGTAGGAGCTAATGCCGACCCACCTAATCCCAGTAATAGCGGTAAAGCCATAATTACACCTCTGCTTCAGACAAGGCCCGCATTCTGTCTACTAATCTTCTAGCACGATTTGGTACTTGCGTATACCACCGCGAGTCCACCATCTCGTCCGCTGCCTTGCTCCAATCCCTTGCATCCACTCCAGCCTTCATACCCTTGAATTTGGATAGACGAGGCCTTCCCATATTAAACATCATGTTGCAGATGATGTGCTGACATTCCTCGGGCAAATCATCAAAGTCTGGATACAGAACTTTGCACTCGTCTACAGTCACAGTCATATCAAGGTTGAACACCCTCTGAACCCTCTCTTGTTCGATCACTGTGCCTACAGGCTTGCCATACTCTTCATCATCTTTGGTAATGAGGTGGCCGATTCCGAAGGTGGGCAGGTGTAGATGATCTAAATAAATTTCGTACTTGCAGCCCTCATCCTCTGCAATCTCCGTTCTCAACTTGTCTATATTCATTTGCCCCTCCCCATGCCTAGAAGGTTGTCAAGGAAGCTGCCTGTTCTTTTGCTTTGTTCGTATGCCTCCATGCCCTGAGAATATGTGGGCGCGTCTCCCGGCAGTTGACGGGCGTCGATCATGCCCATTTTTTCTTGAGGCAACATTCTAATCAAAAGACCCAAGCCAGCAGGGGCTAGTTCTGCAAGGCTCCTACCGGGGCTTTTGGGTAACGGAACATTCTTAACCTCTCCAAGATATGTCATTGGAGAAGTAAAAATAGAGGTGAGGCCAGATCTGACCCGGCCAGTTTCTATGTCTCCCCCGACATCATCTCCAAATATGTTCTTTTCAGCAAAGGGATTTCTATACCTGTCATAGGCAAGATCCATGATCTGTCTTCTCTGCTTCTCAGTGAGATTGCCAGAGTAATCAACCTTAGATGGGTCCATACCAAATGGTGAAGCGCCATATGGGTTCGTAAGAGTCATGTTGTTTTGTGCGAAGAAGTCTTCTTTGCTCAAGATGTCTTCAAGGCCGCCAGTAGCTGCATATATTTCTTGAGCCACCCTTGCAGGATCGTTCACCTGAGAGAAAACATCTGTGGTATCTGAGCCGCCAATATACTGTGCAGCCCCTGCCGGAACAGAGCCACTCGATGTCATGGCCGCCTGAGCAGCGGCCACGCGCTCATCTGGTCTTCCTATACCGGGTTCTGGCATTACTTTGTGATCCCTTTTACCTTCTCTACGGTCCTGAGGCCGCCAAGACCCAACATGCCCAACAATACAGTCATCAGAGAATCCATATCAAAAGTTGGCAGTTCTGGTATCTCTATCCCTGCGTATGAGCATACGAACATTGTGACAGGAGCGAGAACAAAATGCCATGCCATGGCGAAAGAAAGACACCAGCCAAGGAATGGACGCCATCCGGCAACAAATATGGACCTATGCTGGGCCTCCGCTTTGTTGATCTCTATCTGACCCATGTTGGCCTCGTGCATCTGCTTTTCGGCCATGGTCGCGATTTCGTGTGCCAGCTTCGCTTTCTGGTCCTTGTCCTCTATGAACTTGTCCAGAAGCCCCGTTACGGGTCCAATCAACGCCTGCAACATTACGCCTTCTCCTGTTTATTTGTGCCTGTAGGGCTGTGGTTCTTCCGTGCATTCCCCACATCCCTACAGATCTCCCTGTGCTACTTTTTGGCTATCCATGCGGTGGTTCCCATATAGGCCCCCACAATTCCAGCCCCTGAAATATAAAACAACGACGATATTTCAGATAATGCGTGTATTCTTTCTACAGAAACCCACGGTGTAAACATGGCAGCCGTAAAAACACCCATTCCAATCAAAGTAAATCTAGCCATTCTAAGTTGAGCTAAACTTTTCCTTAGATCTCTTTCAGTCTCTTTTATTTCTTTTGCATGTTCAAGCTCTTCATCGGTGACGACTCCGTCGCCATCTATGTCGTATTGAGCATACTTACTCTGAGTTTGTAACTTTTTGTTGCCCATCAGAAGTAGTGTTTAACTCCACACGAAAAAGTTACCTGTAACTTATGTTACTATTTTGACTGTGCCGCTATCATTGAACAGTGCGCCGGTCTCCAATCCACTAGAGCTTGTTGGCAAATCCGTCAGCGTTATTTTTGTGCCGCGCATCTCCCCCGGCGTTCTCTCTTGAGAAATAAATATCTCTAAAGCCCGCAAAAGATCAGCCATATATTGCGGGTCATATTGTTGCGGAGCTTCGGGCAATCTGGGCGGTGGATTTTGTACCTGTGCCATTACTGCCTCCCATCTGGACGCATATCAACGCGAGGGCTGCCCAGCTTCCATTTTGTTCCCAGTGCAGTGCTTTCAACCCGAACAGCGAATGATCTTCCCCTTGAGCGGAGATGCAACTGCTCTGTGAATGTTTCAACATCACCCGATATTGAACCGGCCGTGGTCCCAGAATCGGTGTTATCAAACGACGCGCCGGGG